AATAAATTAGGACTAGGGTCACCGTTTTCTTGTGGGGATTGTGTATATCTGACTACTTCGTAATCTTTTTTAATCCCAATTAATTTATCTATGGTTTCATCTTCGTAGGTTTGAATTAAATCTTCTCTACCGACCTCATCAAAAGTTTGACCCATAGGAAAAACCATTTGACGGTCATAAACACCATCTTTTATTTGATTTGCTCTTATTTTTAATTTATTCACAGCCATCTACAGTAAAGTTTTCTATTGTATTATTAGCCCCACTTAAAGTTATAGAAGCATTTTCATTAAATGCACTACTTCTAACAGTACGAGAAGTAAAAAAATTAATATCTGTTTTGGGATAGTGAGCAGCATTTAGAAAAGGATAATCTACACCATTAGTACCTTCCACAAAACCAATCTCATAAATATCTCTCCATTTCCAAGTTTTTTCTGTTTCAAAATAAGTAGAGTAACTTGGCACGTTTGCTATTTTATTGGGGTCTCCTGATTCAATGTAATCGGAATACACTTTAATTTTAACTGGGTAGTGGGGCTTATAGGTATAACCTTCAGCTCCATTAAAGACTTGTGGGTTAAAATTAAAATTATGTTTAATATCTGAAATGGTACGTTCTTTAAGTTCATGCATATTATACTCGGTAAACGCACCTCTAAGTTTATCACCAGGAACTAAAGGTAAACCAGATTTAAGTGGTCCTGGTGAACCTCCTGGGTAGGTATATATTATTCCTGTTACGGGTTGTGGGTCATTAGGGTTTCCTTTGACTATTTGTGTACCAATATTACCATCATTAAATGAATATGGGAAGTTCCACCCCCACCCATATTGTGGTGGATAATCGAAATAACCTAAATTGTTTCTAAGTAAAGCAGTAACATACAAAGTTGTTATTGGTCTTTTTAAATTGTCTAAATATTTTTTAACATTTATATCTTTTGTGAATGTATATACGTAAGTAGGATAAGCTTGTTTTGTAACTATTTTATCCTCCGCGTTCGGAGACTCTTCTTTACTTTGAAATTTTTCTACTTTTTTAAAAACTCCTTCAGCAAAAGCACATTTAGTGATTTGATAATCTTCTACATTAGTAACTATTTCATGTACTAAAACGTAATAATTAGATAAACTACTAATATCATTTTTAATTAGTTGTCTTCTAAAAACTCCTAGGGTTCCGTCATTTATTGGGTTGGGTCCTATGTCTACTTGGGGTATGTATAAGTTAAAAACAAACTTGTCTGATTTTCTTTTACCATTACCTAAACTAAATACAGGATAGGTATTAACTCCATTTGCAAAAGTATAATTTGGCACTTTAATGTCTAATCTGACATAATTACCTTTTTTTAACCCGTGAGGTACTGGACATGTAAACTCTAAGAGATTCTTTCCACCCACTTTTTTATTTGTTATGTAGTACGGAATACCTTCAAAAGCAGTAAAACTCATACTATTACCTCCTTCTACTGCTGTATATGTCATCTCCTGTAACTCATTACAGGTTGTTGGTATTGTTACATATAAATTCCAATTAGTCTCATCATTAACCGACTCATCCACATCATCTCTAACAAAATCAAATTCTGAAAAGTCAGGATAACCTATAAAATTAACACTATTAGTTGTAGTATTAGCACTAAAATAATTAGTGGTTAAATACATATTATAAATTAAATTTGATACTGTTTGGTCGGCTCTACCTGAGTACGCATTTTCAATATAGGGTTGGAGTTTGCCATAAATTCTATATAGTGAAAAATTTTGTCTTTCATCGTTGAATCTTTCAGCCAAATTTAACGGTACCGTAATGTCACCTTCAATTAAATGTTTACTAGTGTCTTCTAAATTTACATTTAAAATGGTGTCAACTAAGGGAGCTCCTTTATATTGTTTATTGGGTGGAATTAGTTTATAGTTCTCCTGCATCATCTTTAGGTGGTAAATATTCGTTTATGAATCTTTCATAAGCGGAAGCTCCTTGACGAAGTCCAAAATAAAAAAACATTCCTGTCCCTAAACGGAAACTTCCTGTAGGTGAACTTATATTGTTACTAGGTATTGTATTAAAAAACCCTAATGGTGGTTGTGGACTACCATCGTAATAAGGTGGGGTAACCCAATTTATTTGATTTGAACCAGGAAGTGTATATGAAAGTCCTTGTTGGTATCCTTTTATCGCTATACCACTCCAATCATAATCATTATCAAAGTTACCAAACCCACTTGACGCCCAATCATAATAAGGAACAACTTGTGTTTGTGGTATCCCAAAACTTCCTCCTTGAATGCAATTTATTAAGTCCACACTACGAGGAACTAATCCAAATGGGGTATTGGTTGGCCCAATTACAGGTTCTGAATTATACGGAATTGGCCCACCGTTTTGATTAAACCAGGGGGTCCCACTACCATAATATGGGTCACTAGAATCTGTACTAAAAACGGAGACTCCTAGTTGGTTATTAGTCGCTAGTAGTTGTGCTATGTCACCATCTATAGGTCTATTACGATAAGGTCCTGGATTAGCTGCAGTACCATCACTACCAAATCTTCTATTACCAACGTTTCTATCGTAAGAAGCTCCTGGTTTAGCGTCTGCCCCAAACCATTTATTTACACCAGACCATACAAATGAATTATAACCATTACCATTTAAACTTATAGTAGTAATTTTTCTTTCTATCAACATCCCTAATAACTCTGTCGTTGGTTGAAAACTACTAGGTTTTAATTTATCAACAAATAAACAACTATCTTCTGTTTTTTCGTCACGACATAAATCATTAATACATGGGTCTAATGGTCCTAAATCCACAATAGTTGTAGGGTAATTAATTCCGTGATGAGCAGCTATTTGACCGATAGATTGGTCTTCTGGAAAATTTTGGTCTTTGAATCCTAGTCCTGGTGCGTAAGGACAACTCCTATAATAAAAATAGGTGTTATCTTCTTCATTAATTTCCCTTACTAATCTGGTTGTGTATTCGGTAACTTGTGAACTTTCTGGTATAGATTCACCAGTTGTTTGATTTATTTTTAATTTTTTAGTTAAAAACTTAGGAAAATATAATGTACCATTAACCCAATTATTACTAAATTTCATATTAAATACTCCTTCACATAATGCTGTATATATGTTTGCTAACACTCTCCACTGATTAAGACTTCTATACATTTTATATACACTTTCTAAACAAAAAACCAGTAATGTAATTAATGTTGCACCTAACGCGATATATATACCAATAGTACCTGCTACGGGTATATATAAAAGTATCGATAAAGCTACTATAGAACTTGTAAATGTAATAAAAACAGAATCTCTAAATTGTAAAACATAACAACCTTTAGGATAAGTGTCTTGTTTTCCCCTCCAATAAAACGCATTGTCACCAGCAAATCCTAACATATACCTCTCTTGGTTACAATCGTTTATACTGTCTGGGTCATCCGCTATGGTTTCCTGTAATACTTTATCTTCTTCATTAATAAATAAACTTATAAGTACGTACACATTAAAACTAAATGTTGACCCACAAAAACAGGGTTCACAGTTGGGATAATTGTATAACTTTCTAACTACAAAAAAGTTTTTTACTAGTCCCCAAGCTATGGGTACAAAGAAAACTATACCTAAAATAGGTATTGCTATAAATCCAGCAATCATATCACCTAAAAAATTAGTTAATAAAGCAGCTCCTACAGGTAAATCTATTACAGAAGCTGAAGCTACAGTACCTACTGTAACTAATGAAGCTGTACCAGCAGATTTTAAACACAGTTGTCCAAATTGAACTAATAATGCTACTAATTGGTAACTTATAAGGGATGCTGCGATTGTTAATGTTATGACTTGTAAAAGTCTAGTTATTTGTGCTGTAGAAAATCTAGTACTACCACCTCTAAACGCATCGTTAACTGGAAATTCTTTAGTTATATCGGTACATCTACTTTCTGCTGGAGGATTTATAGATTTAATACCCAAAAATCTCCATCTACTATTACCTCTTCTATTCCCCCCAGAATTAACATTTTGTCTATAATTGTCTATAAAATTAGCGACACTATATACTCGGTTTGGCAGAAATTCATAAAAATAATCTGTACATTGATTTGCCGGAGAACCGTATATATCTTCTGGTAGGGTTACTTCTGGATAGTCTTCTAATTTGTCTGAAAAAGAATAGGATTTATCTTTATTGGTAGTTCCGTCATATTCTCTAATGTTTGGTACTAAGTACCTACCACTTCTTACCTCACCTCCTGCACCATCAAAAGAAACTCTAAATCTATATTTTGCTTTAGTAGCAATACCTACCTTAGGGTCATCAGAAACTACTTGTTGACCATACTCGTTAGTAACTACAAAATCTAAGTTCATGGGTAATTGTGTTACCCATGCTCCATTTCCATCAATTACTTTACCACCATTATCTAAATTGAATTTTTCTAGTTTGGGTGTACATCCATCTTCTTCTTTTAAAATTGTATGTCTAATAGCTTCTATAGTTCCAGTACCAGTAGTTAAATTACATAACTGTCCTTGTTCTTTAGCAGGCATTCCTTCTATAGAAACATAATTATTATCATCATCTGTAATAATAGAACCCATAAATGTAGCACTCGGTTCTATTTCAACACCAGAATCTCTAAGGTCAAAATCTACCCTACTTATCCCAACACCACATAAACTTTCATCACCCCAAAATGGAACTACTTGAATCGCTTTATTTTGTATAACTATTTGGGGTAGTGTGTCTAAGTTTTCAGAAGTTTTAAACTCTAAGGAACTTTCAAATTTAGATTCGCTTTCACCTTGTCGAATAAACTGGTAGGGTCTCATAGAATAACATCCAATATCACTAACATCAATACTAGTGTGAATAGTTTGATTACCTAACGGTACACCCCACAACATATAATCACCACTTTCATTAGTTTTAGTGGTAAATTTATAATATTTTTCAAAAACTTCTAAGATTACTGGATTATTAATTACTTCTTCAGGAGTAAAAAAATTACCAGTGGCTACATGATTACAACTTTCTGATTCTTTAGGTAATAAATTATACCTATAACCTTCTTCATTTTTGTCAGTTACTTTTTTAAAAGGGTATAATTGAGATATAACTTCGTCCTCTTCATCTTCTTCTGTTATAGGTATAAAAATAGATACTTTAGCGTTAGGTATCCCAAAACCCCCATTTGCTTGTGCACGACCAACTACAACCCCGTAATCAGCACAGGTTCTAGAATAGACATCTGACTTGACTATCTTTAAACTTAATATTTCTAGTTGGTCAAAGTCTTGTTCTAAGTTAACAAAAATATTTTTGTCTTCGTTAGGTTGGGCTTTAATCCTATATGATTTAGGCATACTTGATTCTTTATAAAATAAATAGTTATTTACTCAAAATCAAATTTAATGGTAGACTGAAATATGTAAACTAATTAAGATACTGTTGTTTGATTTGTAGACTTAACTCTAACTATAACGTCTTTGGTTGGGTATTTGACTTGAAATGATTGTGTAGGTTGTGAAAAAATAACTCCGTCAATTAATTCTATTTGTTTTGTAGCGTCGTCTAGGTATCTTTGGGAAACTTCGTTACTGGAGTACTCACCCCCTACTTTGTTATATATTCTTAAATCTATTAAATTTTTAACACCGTCTTGAGACGCTAGATTTTTGATTAGTTCACCAACAAAAATATCAGTACCCATTTCTCTATTTTTAGGTGCGAAAAAGTCATTTGTTGTATTAATAACGTTGGTTATTATTACTCCACTATTAAAAGAAGGGTCTATTAGTAGGTCGATTTCTAAAGATAGGTCTATAACTTCTGCGGGTTCTATACTAATGTAATCATTTAACATTCTGTAATCGGATAGATATTCACTAATGTTATTCATTAAAGTAGTACTAACATTAGAGGTTAAAGAACCATCAGTGTTATATGAAAGTAATTTAATCATTACTTTATTTTCTACTTCCATTAAACCACATTTAGCTGGTGCACCAAATACCGAAGGCATTGTTTCTATTAATACTTTATAGTCTGATAAAGTAACCGCTCTTTTTTGTGATGAAAAATTAAATCCTATGTAATTTCTAATTTCTTCTACTGTGGGTTGATTTGACCCACCTATAGCGGCTGTCACATTGTTAACTGTTAAAGACTCATTAACTGACCTATTAAGATTAATGTTAGGTCCATTCAATACAAAATCAATTGTTCCAAAACTATTTAAAGTATTAGGTCCTATATTTGTAGATTGTCCCCCACCCACTCTATATTGTATGAATAAAGTTGTATTTGCTTTAGGTGATGAACCTAGAGATAAATTATTCATATATTTACTCAAATCCATAGTAAATTCTTGACTAGTAAAATCATCTAAACTGTCTTGTGCACTACTGGTTCCCCCACCCAAAGTTAAATAGAAAAAACCTTCAGGGGTATACTCTGTAATAAACCTTTGGTTTACATTTTGCCATTTACCCACTTTAACACCAGGTAAATCTGATGGTTTACTACTATCAACTATAAAAACTTTGTCTTGAGCTAACGCGTCTACTTCATACCATTTATTTTGTGAAGTTAAAAACTCAGTAGCTTTAGGTACAGCTTGAATGTTAGTACCGTCTTTTTGAATTACTCCTGTAACACCTAATACATTTTTTTCGGGTAAATAAACTTTTAAAAAAGGTAAAATGTCTGTACTATTAATAACTCTTTTAAATACTTTAGTGATTCCATTTATAACAACTTCTCTTTTAGTTATAGTGTAACTTACAATAGTACCGTTATTATTAAAATTAGGTGTCTTAGTTCTATTTGGGAATCCTGTTGAGTCGAATGGTACTGAAAAATCTATGTCATGAATATTTTCAAATACTTGTCCAGCACCTTTCACTTGTGAACCTCTTCTTAAAGTTCCTAAATATCTAAAATCTTCTTTGTCACCCCCTCCCGAAGTTTGTAATACTGGTACGGTAATACTAAAATCACAAACTGAAACTGAAGGTCTAGTACCTGGTATTTTTAAACCATAAGTTCTAGCAATATTATAAAGTGAAGACCTCTGGTTAGCGTATTGTAAAACAGTTTCTTGTAAACTTCTATCTATATGGTAATGTAAATTATCTCCTATCGCTGCGTTTAAATCTAAAAAAACAGAAAATAAAGAAGCGTCATTAGCGTTTTGTATTAAATCTGGATACTGGTCATTAACATAGTTTAAAAGTTCACCCCTTAAACCAACAAAGTCTCTTTCCGAATATGATATTTTATTGTTTGCCATTATTAAATATTAATTAGTACGAAGTCTCGGGTTTCAAAAGCATCACTTGTTATTGTAAAGTCAATTCTTACTTTAGCTGTATGTTCTTTAGTTCCTTGACCTGCTACCCTATAAACTCTAGGGTCATTATCTGCTACCACAGTTCCTGGAAGTTCTTCAGCTTCTAAAGCGGGTGTTACTTCTATATTGGTAATCTTAAGGTTAGGTATGTATTTAATTACTTGTTCCCTAATTTCTGCTTCTATGGATGCAAAAGTAGGAGAATCTAAGGGTTCAAAAATATACTCATAAAGAGAGGTTCCAAAATCGGGTAAAAAATATCTACTACCTTTTCTGGTTAATAACAAATGTATAAGATTAGCTTTGATTTCATCTTCAGGGGTTTCCGTCATTTTTAAATAGTCACCATATACACTATCTTGAAAGGGAAAATCAATACCAAACGTTTGTCTTTCTGCCATGAGTTTTATTTATAAATATTCAGTTTTATAATTCTAAACTGATAGTGTTAGAACTTCTTTATTATATATGTGAGGTTTACATGAAAATCCGTAATTTTCTGCAACTTCACTAACTACCGATTTAATAACTTTACTGTCTCCAGTTATTATTTCTATTTTTTTAGTATCGTATAATTTGTGGTCAAATAAAAAACTATCTACAACATCGTAAGTTTCATTAATTTTATAACCGTGTAGGTCCAGTGTGTACATCTTCCCTTAATTCTTTATTAGATTTTTGATATGGTGGCCAATAAGGACAATGCTTACATTTGCCACCACAACAAGAACCTTTTTTTATATGGTACTTTTCTGTTAATACCATTTTATTATTATCGTCTAAATAAAAATCTTCTTTTTCAAATTTTAAACACATAATAATAAATACTAACCTTCACAACTAACACACTCTTCCATTGCTTTTGCAGCAATATCTCCTCTCAAAACACTTTCTGTTCTAACATAGTAAAGAGTCTTCACACCTTGTCTCCACGCTTCAAGGTGAACTTGGTTTATCCATTTTGGTGTTGCTTCTTTAGGGAAAGCTAAATTTAAAGATACAGCTTGGTCAACAAATTGTTGTCTTACACCAGCTTGTCTAACCAATTCTAATTGATTTACTTCTTTAAATGTTTTGAAAACTTCTTTAACTGGTATAAAGTCTGTATGTGTATTTTCTTTTTCTTCTAGATTAGTTATTTTTCCGTTCATATAACCCCAACTATCTAATTCTTTAATGTCTTGTACACTACCTCCATCCGCAAGAATCTTATCCCAAGTGTCTTTGTTATTTATACCTATTTTTCTAAATACTTTTTCTAACTCTTTATTTTTTCTAATAAATGTTCCTTTTGCACTCTGGTCAGTATATACGTTTGCTGGTAATGGTTCAATTCCACTGGATACACCACCAGCTAATTTAGAGTTTGATACGGTTGGTGCGACAGCTCTTAAGTGAGTATTTCTAAATCCACTACCCACACACCATAGTGGTTCACCGTATTCTGTAGCTAAATCTCTAGAAGCTTGTTCTGATTCTGTTTTAATTTGACCAAAAATTCTACGTGTTTCAAATTGTGCTGGAAGACCTTCAAATGGTATTCCTCTTTGTTGTAAAAATGTGTGCCATCCTAAAACTCCCAAACCTAAAGCTCTACCTTTTTCTGCACTTCTGACAGCGTTTTCAAATCCTTTTCTATACTTTGCTTTTTGAATAAATTCTTCAAGGACACCATCCAAAAACCAAGTCGCTGTATATATTAAATCCGTGTCTTTCCACTCATCATACCTTGCGAGATTAAGTGAACTTAAACAACAAACGAATGAATGATTTTCATCTGTATGTAAAACAATTTCTGAACATATATTAGTCATATAAACTTTTAAACCATTCTTCTTATAAGATTCTGGATTTTGTTTATTTACATTACCCCGATACATTATATAAGGTTCTCCTGTTTGTCTACGTTTTTTAATTAATGAAGCCCATTTCTGACGTGACTCTTTATCACCAGCTTCTAATTTTCTCATGAATTTATCTCCAACTACAGCACATTGATGTAAATTAAGTGATTGTCTATTAACGTCTCCTTTAGGTTCTCTTATTTCAAGCCAATCCATAAAATCTTTATGTTCTATGTTAAGATTAACTGAGGCAGCTCCTCTTCTAACAGCTCCTTGATTAGTAGCTAGTATTGTTGAATCGTATATTTTACAAAATGGTACAACCCCGTCGGAAGTTCCATTATCCGTAATAGAAGCTCCTGCTGGTCTAATCTGATTTATACCTATACCTACTCCACCACCATGTTTAGCGAGTAACATCATTTCTAAATTCTTTTGACCAATATCTTGAATTGAATCTGCGACATCGATACCAAAGCAACTAATAGGTAAACCTCTTTCGGTTCCAGTATTACTTAATACTGGACTTGCTAAACAAAGCCAACCTTTCCAAATGTAATCAAAGAATTTAGTAGCCAGTTGTGGTTTGCCTAATCTTTTTGCCACTGTAGTACATACCCTCCAATAAGCATCTTTTGGTTTCTCTCCTGGTAGTAAATAACCATTAGAAATTGTTTGTATATAAACGTGTGTGTTTGCCCAACTTGGGAAGTCCACGTCTACCTCCCAGCCCAAATGTTCTGCGTAATTTTTCATATTTCCTATTAAATTTTATTATTTAAAAAAGGGAATCTTCGTCCCAATCATCATCCTCACCAGCTTTACTGTAATCAGTAGGTCTGATTGCAAAAAAGTCAGTATGGGTTACTCCACCTGTAAGGTGATAGAACCAGTCTAATTTACTGGATTTTTCTTGATTAACGACAAATATTTCTTCGTAACCCAACTCTTTTAATTTGTCATTTGTTCTTTGTTTGATGAACTCTTTTAAGTCACTAGACTTTAAATTTTCTAAATCTCCCATTTCAAACATTTTATCGATAAATTTCTCTTCTAATTCTACAATTAGTTTAGCTGCATCGTAAATGTCTTTTTTACTTTCTTCTCTTAATTCAGGATATTCTTCACACATGTGATTAAATAATCTACATCCCATTCTTGAATGTAATGATTCGTCTCTCACACTCCATTTCATTTGTTGTCCAATACCTTTAAGTAAGTTTCTTAGTTGGAAACTATAGAGTACAGCGAATGATGAATATAAAGAAACTCCTTCGGCAAATGCACTAAATATAGCTAAACTCCTAGCTACATCTTTTCTAGCTTCTGGGTCATCTTCTAAATCATGGTGAATGTAATCTGCTTTAGTATTCATCAATAATTCAAATTTTTCTGAAGTAGCCTCTTCATGTAAAAATGCTTCAAAATCTTCAAGACCTAAAGTCTCATTCAAGTATGAGTATGCGACTGCATGTATTGTTTCTTGGCTACCAAACATCATCGCCATTTGTCTAATCTCATGTTTAGGGAACCAGTCAGTTACCATATTGGTCCAGTAATCAGATACAGCACATTCAGTTTGTGCGAAACCTAAAAGGATATTACCCACTAAGTTTTTTTCTGATTCGTTAAGATTTTCCTTCCAATCTTTTACATCTCCCTGCATAGAAATTTCAGTATGTAACCAAAATGCCTGTGCTTGTTTTAACCACCCTTCTGTATAATATTCTGGATATTCAAAAGGTTTGTATGCCACTCTCTCTGTAAATAAATTTTTACTATTACTCATTTTATATATTTTTATTGTTGGTTTATTTGTTGATTTCTTCTATCTAAAGCTGCTCTAACCCTATCAGCAGTTCTTCTTTCTCTTTCTTGTTCTAATCCTAAAAGGGTTTGGGATTGTTCTGTGTCGATTTCTAAAGTAGCGTTATCAAATTTACAATTTTCAAACACTATACCGTCTTGTCCTACCCTTGATTTTGTAATTGCTATAGTAGCTAATCCCATTTCTTTTTGTTGTAGTGATTTAGCTAAAGTAATGATGACGTGTCCAACTTGTGCTTTTTTGATAGAACCACCCATCATGTCGGTAGTTACTACTTCAGAACTTATAGAAGTCCTATTACCTTGTGCCGCGGTCCACCCCGCAACATCTAATTCATTACACATACTTTCAAATTGTCTCATAACTAAACCTTCTCCTTGCCAAACTTCATTAAAATGTTTATCTGGAAGTACACAATCAATATAATCTAAAACAATCATATCAAATTTATTACCTTCTGCTACTAATTTTCTTATTCTATTTTTTATAGAAGCTATAGTTATTCTGTCTGAAGGTAATTTTTCTATAATTAAATTACCCCTACCTTTTTTATATGGTGCTATCTTTTCTAAAACTTCTTCACGTCTGGAAGATTGTTCCTGAGCTGGAATACCAGACCAACACGTTATGTGTTTTCTTTGTATAACTTTAGGGTTGTCTTCAAAAAATATCTGTAAAACACTGAATCCCATATTATAAGCAGTATTAGCTACTTTTGTTAGAACCGTAGTTTTACCAACACCTGTAGGTGCAAGAAAAACACCTATCTCACCTTTTGCTAATCCACCATCTAATACATTATCTATTCCGTTTATACCTAATGGTATAGGGTCTCTAAAATCGTCTATTAGAGCGTCCTCTAGGTCTTGGAAAACGTCCATAGCTCCGTCAGTGACTTCACCTATTTGTGTTGCTTGTCTTATAAATTCTTCACACTTATCGTAAGATTCAAAGTCACCCTTTTCAATTATCTTATTAACTTTAGTTATAGCTTTTTTTAATTCTTGTTGTTTACAGAATTTAAGAGCTTTTTCTTGTATCCATAAATGGTCCTCTACACTACATTCTCTTATTTCTACTAACATGTCAAATATGTTAGTTCTGGCCATGTCAGATGAAACTTCTAATCTGGTAGTTTGGTCTAAAACATCGAAGGTAGGTGGGGTGTTATATTTTTCGAAATACTCCTTTGCCATTTGACTAATCAGTTTAAAATACTGGTTATCAAAATACTTGGGGTCGATGACCTCAATTATGTTATTTGCAAATTTTTTGTCGGTTATTATTTGGTTAATAAGTTTGACTTGAAACGTGTGACCTAGGTAACCAAAACTTTTACTTTCTTTCATCTATCTTAAATCTTTTAGGGTAATTAATAAATACTATTAAAGTGTCGTTTCTAGATATTTTCGCTCAACTTTTTCAGCTGACAATACGTCACTCAAGTCTCTCAAAAATCCACCAATAAAAGGTCGAATATCTACTGTATATCTTATTTTTCCTGGGTATATCCAAGCTGGAAAAATTCGGTGTGTGACTATCTCATTGTTTAATTTTATGTATATATTGAAATGTTCACGAGGCGGTTGTTCACGGTCTTGTTCTGACAGATTGACAGTGTGTGTATAAGTGTTGTAGAGGGAGGTCAAATAATCAGTAGCTTTCATTTTTAATGATTCATTTATATCATCTTGCATGTATTTTACTGTTTCATACAAATCTAGAGATTTTATGTTTCTAGGTTTATACCCTCTTACGTTAAAAAATCTTTGACAGATAATGTGGTCTTCTAGTGTTAGTAAGAATTCAAACTTTGTTATTTTTTTGTCTTCCATTTTTAATTTTTTTGTAGTTTAAAATATTTAATTTCTTTTTTTCTTAGTTGGGTTAGTGGTTGTATGAACGATGTCCAACTATCATCTTTTTTAGGTAGTACAGTAAACAACCCGTCTTCTTTCATCATCTGTACTACATTTTTGTTTTCTCTACCTTCTGGGTCTAGAGATTCATTTATTAGTTCTGTTATTTCTTCTTTAGCTTTTTTAGTTAAAAAAGGATGACTTAAATCTATTATTTTTTGATTTATTTCAAAGAATTCTTTTCCTTTTCTACCATCAGCTGAAATACCTTCTGATAAATTTTTAAGACCCCTGTCTTTACTACCGTCAGTTAATTTACTTCTAGCTTTATTTATTATTTCTTCTATAGATAATTTATTTTTTTCTATTTCTGGAAAATGTTTAATTAAAGACTTTTCACCAAAATACTTAATTCCTTTGATATTGTCACTTCTATCACCTAATAAAATTTTAAAAAGAGGAATATTTTGTGGTGGGACGTGTATGGGTAGTTTACCCATTTTAATATGGTCAGTGTGAGTCACTAAAGTATCAGTTCTAGTTAATAGTACTTTTACTTGTTCATTAACTAATTGTAATAAGTCTTTATCATTAGTTAAGATAACTTTTGTTTCATCGGGGGACATCTGACAATAATAAGCTATACAGTCATCAGCTTCACAATTACTGTAACCTCCCTGTCTAATAAAAAATTCTTCTAGATACTGAGATATCCTATTTTTTTGACGAAACATGTCATCAATTTTTTCTTTATCTAACCTTTTCTTTCGATTTACTTTGTAGGGGGAATATAAATCCCTACGATATTTATAATTTTTTTTACCATCCCAAAAAACTACTACTCTATCGTAGGATTCTTTTTCTAAATTTCTCTTAAGGGTATTAAGAAAATAAAAAATAGCTCCAAAATGTTTATCATTATGGTAAAAATCTTTTACTCCGTGAAACCCTGTTTGTAATATACTATTACCATCGACAATTAATGTCTTTAACATTTTGTTTTATTATAAAATTAAACACTACTTTTCTATCTCTACTAACTCAACTTTAAAATTAAGTTCTTCACCCGCTAATGGGTGGTTCAAGTCTAAAATTACTTTATTTTCTTGTAATTCTTTAACTTTTGCTAAAATTGGTCTTCCGTCTATTGTTTGACCTTGTACAGTTTCACCAACTTCTGGGTTAAAATCTGGTGGAAGTGCCTCTTTAGGTACCTCGGTTTGAGCTTCTTCTTTTCTTAAACCATATGCGTCTTCTGGTTTTAAGTGTAGGTCTTTAGTTTCACCTACTTCCATACCAACAACACCTTCATCAAATCCTTTTATCATTTGACCAGAACCCACTTCGAATTCTAAGACTTGCCCTCTATCGTGAGAACTATCAAATTTACTACCATCATTTTTAGTACCTGTATAATGTACTTTAACTTTACTACCTTTTTCTACTTTTGCCATTTTTTTTTTAATTTAAAATATTTCACCAGTCTCTTCGACTGCTAAGTTATAATCACCATCAGAACCTATAATATCTTTCCAATATTCAGAATTTTCAGACTTATAACCTTCTATTGATTTTTTTTCTTCTCCAGCGTCCTTTCCTTTAAGGAAACCATGAGGTGTTACTAATATTTTGCCGTCCTCATATCCCAGACCATTAACATGGTTTTTCATAATTGAGATTTTGGTACGAGTTGCAAATTTTACTTTTCTTTTATCTTTTGTTGCTGTTATTTTAGAAGTACCAGCATTCTTCTGATTACCAAATAAGAATACAATGGTAGAATTTAACCATAACGATTCTCCTCCTTTAGCTTTAATTTTTGGTTGTGAAAAAGGATTGTCTGGTAACTCAACCCAAGGTTGGTTGACAGTAACTAGTGTGTTTAAATATTTAGAATTAGTATTTCTAGAACCCGTGATTCTTTGGTTAATTCCCATACCTATTTTATCTGATAAGACACTAGCGTTATGTTGTTTACCTCCTTTACCATCAAAAGTCATTTTACATGGAACAGAACCTACTGAATCCCATAAAAGTACTAAATCGTATTCTAGTTCACCTTTTTCTTGTGCGTCTAACAATTCATTAATATAGTCTGTAATTTGTTCTATATACTCAAATCCGTTGTTAAATAAGAAAAATCCGTCCCAGTCACCATCTTTATCTTTTTCACATTCTAAACCCATAAGTTTAGCATGGTCAAAATCCCATTTTTGTTCTGTAATAATAAACACTGGTAAAATTCCTTTTTTCTGTGCGTCTACAGCTGTTTTAACTAAAGCGGTAGTTTTACCAGTATCACTATGTCCTAAAAGCATATTAATATGTCCCATAGCTGGTCCTGGTAATCCTGTAGCGTCTAGAAACGCTTCCCCCAAATCAAAAAATCTGTCTGGTTTGAAGGAAGCTTTTTTAGAGAACTTACTTTTAATATCTTTAAAACTTTTTTTCTTTATTGCCATTTTTTTATTTTATTAGAATGGTAAATCTGAATCACTTTCTTGACCCGCTTGTGGGTCTACTGGTGATGTATTTGTTGTAGTAGAGTTAGAAGTCCCTCCCATGTTTATAGTTTCTTCAGTATCACCGTAAACATATTTTTTAAGGTCTGTATCCCAAACTGGTGTTTCTCCTCTAGAAACAGCTTCTAAATATTCTACAGGTTTTTGTGAATAAACGTCTTTGTAAGTTTCTGAGTTACCTAACCACTCCTTTGCTTTACCCTCATCACTTGATAGTGGTGATGGGTCTTCTGCTAATACCATAGAAACTACAGTATAATTTCCTTTACCATTAGGTAATGGAACTGATTTTAACATTAAGGTTAAATCTCTACCTTCTTTAGTGTCTGTAACGTCCCCTCTTTTTTGAAAGATTGGAATAATTTTGTCCATTACTCCGTCACCTTTATAGTTCCATTTGAATCTCCAAAATTTTACACCGTCATCTTCAGCGTCACGGTCAATTACTTTTACAATATAAAATTTCTTAGAACGATACTGTCTAGCAATTTCTTTATCTTTTTGATTTCCAGTTAGTTTAAGGGCTTCCTCAACTTCATTTAAAGGACTTCTCTCACCTGTAGATGAACCGTCACCATTTTTTCCTGGGTCCATTAATTTAACCCATTTACCATCCACTTGTATTTCGTGAAAAAAAACTTCTTTAAATGGAGAACTTCCATCACTTGTAGGTAAAATTCTAATATTAGCTTCACCTTCTTTTTCACCTTGTGGTAGATAAGTAGCGAAGTATTTTTTAAGTCTATCTTCTCTACTAATATTACTTTTTGGACTATTGTTTTGAACTTGTCCTTGTTCATACTGTTTTAAAACTGCGTCTAAACTACTCATTTGTTATTTCTTTTTTTAATTAATTAAAATGTTTATATGGGAAAATATAACACATAAAAAAGGGGAAGTCAATGACCTTCCCCTAAATTTATTTAATAATCTATAATTAATTTTATTCGTCTTCTGGACTGTAGACCCAACTATTTTTAACATCATTGTCGTTAACATTTTCTATATCATCGGCAGTTAAAACATATTCGTGTTTGTCTTTTTGTTTTTTAAGTTCTCCCTTTTTGCCTTCCCAATATTTTTTAGGGGACTGATTAAAAGGTCCACTATCCAAATAACGAAGTTCTAATTTTTCTTCAGGTGTTT